GCCCATCTGGATCCCAAGGTTCTTCATCTTGCCTTGAGTCGTGTTTGCTGCAGTGTCCGCTTGACCAGAGAAAGTCTCGCTCATTGCTGCGAAGACTTCATCCGCTGATGCGCCGCTCTTGACCAGATCGGCGAGTGCTGGATCTAGTTTCTTCAATGGGCCGAGGTTGCCGTTGAATGCTTTTGAGAGTGCATCGGAGACAGCGCCGAGATCCTTCCCAGTGCCGGCAGAGACATCAAGAGCAAGACCGAGAAGGTCTTGAGCCTTGGTGACATCGCCAGTGCCTCGAATGAGTGAGTCGAGAGCTGGGCGTAGTTCGTCGTCGGCGACAGCTGCAGCGACTGAAGTCTTTGAGATGAAGTCTTCAACTGAGGAGACTTGAGCGTCTGATGCTCCGGTGACATTCTTGAGAGTCGTGCCAAGTTTTTGGGCTGCAGCGTCATCTTCGGCAAACGCTTTGACAGCATCAAAAGCGACAGCGCCGATCGCTGCGATAGCGAGCCCTGCAGGGACTGCAGCCTTGCCGATGGCGAACGCTGCCTTCTCGCCTTTAGTCTCCAGTTTTTTGAAGTCGGCAATCGCTTTATCAATGCCGGCAGGATTCCACTCGCTGATGATTGGGAGGTTGATAGCCATTAGCGCTTCACGATCCTCTTGTTAGTTTGTCCCATGACTTCTTGAACGATCATGTCAACTCGCCGAGTGATCTCGTCCAGATAGTCGTCAGAGCGCGCCCACATGAAGCGTGAAGGGCTGCGGAGTTTGCTGGTCAGATCGTTAGCGAAATTGGGTCGAGCACGCAGAGGGTTCTTGTTGCGTGTCTGGTTTCGGCCTCGTCCTGCCATGTCGGTCATAGAGAGAGCTGCACCTTTAGCGGTGATCTTCACTGTTCCGATGGACTCGTACTGTGCTCCTGCGCTGAGGTTGCGTTTGCGAGCCTTGCGCGTGTCCACTTTGACGACGACATTCTTTGACTCGTTCTTCCATGCTGTGCGCCCGTTGTGCTTTTGTCCTGTCAACGGTGGCGACGACGGAATCGAGTCCTTAATCGCAGAGACAAGAGGATCCATAGCTCCTTTAATGTCCTTGGTGATCTGCCGACGGAGAGCAGGATCAACCTTCTGGATCTCACGAAGCGCATCTTTGAGTCCTGCGTAGTCAACTCCTACTGATGCAGCCATTAGGTCTTCCGTCTTTGTTCATTGATGATCTGGACGCAAGTCGCCAGATCGTCTGTCTCGAATGTTATGTGCGGAGGCCAGAACCCAGTCTCAACTAGCAGAGCTGCTAGTTGTCGCCGGAAGCCTCCTGTGTAGGGACTGCGGTCGCAGTCTCCACGACTTCTAGATCTTCCAATTTCTTGACGAACTCATCGAATGAGATCGGGACTGGATGACCTTGCTGTTTACTGGCCTCGTAGGCCATGAAGGCGAGGTCTTCCATCCCGATCCCGTTCGCAAGATCTGATGCTCGTCGCTTGAACTTACGCTCCCACGAAATGATCACGAACAGGTTCGTGACTACTTGGTAGGTCTCGCCATCGGCGAGCTTGACACTGAGTGTGAGTTTCATGGGTTCTCCTAGTCGGGGTTCGGATTAGTTACTAGATCAGGTGACATCGCGGACGAATGATCCGCCCATGAAGGTCGCTTCGACAACTGAGAGCTCGCCAACTGCTGCCGAGATCGGAGTCACGGTCGCCAAGTAACAACCAGTCAAGGTGTACTCAGGATTCGAGGCTGATTCGACAGCACCGGCAGGGCTGATGACGAGTGTGGATTCGACACCGAACAAAGTGTTCAGCATGGTTTCAACTTCGGTCGCGCCGTAGCTCTGGAACAGTGTCAGCGTGAGCTCATTTGAGTAGAGCCCAGCGGTGAAGGTGCGTGAGGTCTGACCGAAGGCCGTGTTCTCGAGTGCTTCGGCGGTGAGTGTCAAGGTCGCTGCTGAGCAGTGATCGGTGAGCGTCATCGCCGAAGGTGCTGTGACTGTGACGGTGGGGTTGGCTAGGTAGGTGACTGTTGCGGTCATTGTTTTTGTCCTTTATACGCGGCTAGTGCCGATTCTTATTGTGAGGTCATATGCAGGTAGCTCGGCTGATCCGATTGATGCGATCGTAGGTCTGCCAGAGATGACTGCGAGGGAGGAGTTCATGAGCGTGTCAACGACTCCGAGTATGTAGTTCGTAGTGTCTTGGTTGCCGGGTGGCGCGCCCAACACTCGGAGATCGATCGTGATGTCCGCTGTCTGGTTATTGAACGCACTGAAAGTAGGAAGCTCAATGAATACAGTAAGAGGTCGAGCGTTGCGTGGATCAGTGACCGGCACAAGGCCGAGAGCTGTGATCGTTGCCGAGACAGCATCAATCGTTTCTGTGAAGATGCCAGCCATCTCATGCCACTTGACTTCTCTTGATGCCGAGCAACTGGTTTATCCGACCCATTGAAGCGACAGGTGCGCTGATGTTCATGTCTTGGAAGCTGTTGAAGGAGTCCAAACTTCCGCGCTCTCGATACAAGCTCGCAGCCATGAGCACGACTCCAGCTTTTACTGCAGCATCAGGGACGGTAGTAAGTGAGTCATGGTAGCCAGCCTGAACTCTGCGCTTAAATGACCATGCATTTGAAGCGTTAACTGATGAGGTCATGAAACTTGTGTCATTGGCGGTCGCTCCGCTGATGCCGAGAAACTCGGTGAGATCCGCAACATTTATCCATGTACAGGTCTGAGTCCAGACGAGCGAGCCGACAGGATCAACTGCTTCTCGAGCAAGATCTGCTCCCACATCTTGGAAGAGCAACTGGTTCGGAATAATGACATCAGGGTTGAAAAGATAGTCGCCTTCTTCATCTGTTCCAATGAAGAGATAGGTCGGTACTGCAAAAACGACATGACTACCGTTCAGCTGTGCAGCACATCCTGACAGTGTGATCGTCTGACCGACAGCGATGTCGGTTGATTCAAGAGTCTGAACGACGGCAACATTGTCAAGCACCATCTGATGCGTGACTGTGAATGTTGCCATCGTTCGTTCTCTCTACTCGTCAGTCGGTTCAGGCTTTGGTGACGAACTTGGTCGCGTCAATCATGACGGACGAGAAGTAACCGCGGAACTTGATGACACGACCAAGCGCACCATCAGCCAGTTCAACCGATACAGCGCCCTTTTGCTGTTCCCAGCATTCGAAGCCACTGCTGTCACCGACATAGATCGGGAGGGTGGTGATGTTGCGGTCAACGACCAGCGACAGGCCGAAAGCGTTGCCGTTGAAGGTTGATGCAGATGCGCCAGTTCCGACTGCGTTTTGTGGGCCGACATTCGGGAACAACGGACGACCAGCTGTGTCCACCAATGCGCCGAGTGACGCGTAGTAGGAAGGACTGACCACCATCACATTGGGGAGGTTGCCGTTGCTGTTGGTGAGGATCTGTTGTGCAGCTCCGTAGATGAACGACACCCAGTCGGCTGGATCGGTGACATCGGCGAGTGCTTGAGTCTGAGTGACTCCTGCTTCGAATGTTGCACAGGCTGCGACATCTGTCGCGTTTGCGTAGATGCGAGCCATGTCGTCAATCAATGCACCGAGAACCTCAGGTGAGGTCATGTCCATTGACTCTTCAGAAAGCTTCACGAATCCGCCGTACAAGGCCTTCGTGATCTGAATGTCGTCAACAACGAAAGTGCCTTGATCGAGAGCGACGAGTTCACCGTTGCTTGCGCCGATGGTCGTGTGTGTGGTGACTTTCGGACGGATGAAGACCTTGCCACTCTGTGGCATTTGGCGGACTCCCATTGCGGTGATCAAGGGACGGTAGTTGGCTACAAAGTTGTTGTAGATCGGGCTGATGATCGGCACTGGAAGGATGCCGGGTGTGTCGGTCGTGGTGACATTCGGTGCAGCTGCAACGATGCGCTGGTTGAACTCAGCGAACTCGGATCCGCCAGCGACGAACTTGACCATGTACTCGGCAGCGGTGGGAAGCTTGAACTCGCGCTTCGGTGCTGCGTATTGGATGGGAGCATTGGGTACTGCTGCTTCGATTGCTTCTGACATTTCATCCTCCTCGGATGGTTGGGTTGGGGTTGGTATTTCTTCTTCTTCGTCGGGTGCTTCCTCTTCGGGTGAAGAGGCTGCGACTGAGTAGACCTGAGCTGATTCGTAAGCTCCGACGGTGACAACCGACAGTTCTACGAACTTAGCCTCAGAGACCTCTAGCGTCCCGTCTGCGAGGCGCTTGAACTTGGTAGGCACTGCGCCAACGGAGACTGAATCTAGAGCGCCATCGGCGAGCAGTGCGAGAGCGTCATCGGCAGCTCTGGTCGCGCTCAACTTGGCGACGAACATCATTCCCTCGGCGGTTGACACTCTCTCGGTCACGCGTCCGATGACGCGTGTCTCGTCGTGATATTCAAGGAGCTTCGGCATTGGGCCATCTTCGGGAAGTGAGCCTTCAAGGAAGACGACCGATTCTCCACCGGAGAGAGTCGCTTTGACATTCCAAGGAACGGCGAGGCCTGTGATCTGGCGTGATGGTTCGCCATCGGCGGAAGCGTCAAGTGTGATCTGTTGAGCAGTAAGTCGAATCATGAGGGCATCTCCTGAGGGGTTCGCATAGAGGCAGGTTGTTCAATGTCAATCTCTGAGCGATTCATCTCTACATCTGCTATCAGATCTTCGGTGTCAAATTCAACGAACCTATTACGAGGCAGGATGTCTGTTCCGCTGAGGGTCTCCTGAATACAGTCCATGTAGAGCTTGGCTCCCAGCAGATAGAGATCCTGCTTGGCCTGTGTCGCGTTGCTGTAGTTGTAGCCAGAAATTCCGATTCCCAAAAGGTACGCAGGGACTCCGATTGCTCGAGACAGTTCGAGTGCGCTGAAGTTGCGAGCTTCTACGAGCTGGAGTTTGCTCGGGTCTGTGTCAAATTGTTCGTACTTGACAGCAGAGTTCAATGCGCCGACAGCGTTCACGCGTCGAGCGTTTGACCATGCTGCAGCGAGCTCACCAAGCGATTCAGCGTCAAGAGGTTCAGAGCTGTCGGTCTGCTGTAAGTATCCAGCGACGATCTCATTTGAGGCAAAGCGTTCAGCTGAGCGATCTAGTTTGATCGCGGTCTCTAGAACTCGGCGACCTGTCCAGAGGAACCCTTGAACGGGAGCTAGGAATTGAATGACATCTTGTGTCGGAATCTGGATGCCGTTGAATGTGATCTGGTTGGATTTTCCGAAGAACTGCGGACCGGGTTGATCCAATGTGTCCACCATCTCGCAGGGCATCCACTGGAAAGCGAGAGGCCGACCGGTAGCAGAGCTGCGTGAAGTCACATAGAGGAAAGCGCGTCCGCGCATCATGAGATCCATGCACAGATTCGACATGACAAAGTTACGCGTCAGGGTTGGATCTGGAGTGTCCATCCATGATTCGTTCTCAAGATAGATCTTCTCGTAGCGATCATTGGTGAACTGTGTCGTGTAATGGCGGAGGGGAAGTGAGCCGACGAGAGAGATAATCATCTGTGTCGCTCGAGACACGGTAGGCACAGACAAGGCCAGCTCTGAAGCCGCCCCGACGGTGTAACTCCAAAACTGACCGAGTCCGCTTTGTGAGGCGCTACCTGCTGCAGCTTGAAGCGGTGCGTGCGCGAACGCTGGGGTCGCGTCCTGCTTCTTACTTCCGAAGAGTGCCATCGCTTGCGAGTCTCTCAAACTCGCAAGCGTGTGTCCACTAGGGTCAGCCGAAAGCCATCTGAGGTTTCGCTGATGCTCTCGGTCGTGATGTGAGCATAATTCCCCACACTGAACATCGGGCGAGCTCTATCGGCCCGGGACTCTTCTGCGAGCTGAGCACGATCGCTCCGCCAGTCTTGACTGCGACCGCTCGAGCGAAATGTTCCGAGAGTGCGAGGTCGCCAGTGTGGCGGACGCGATCCTCAACGATCATCGCACGAGCTGCGCCAGTCCACTTGATGAGTTCCGCATAGCCGACGATCGTCATCCGCCGGCGAAGATCTGGAGGGCAGTGGATCTCCAGCGATGGAGTACACGCAAGCTTGACAGATGGGTCTGACATTCGAGTCACGACTTCGGCCCACATCTGCTGGGCGGACTCCACGACAAACTCGGTCGTCACGATCACGCGCGTCCCGTCGTACGCGCAACCGATCCCGACATAGCGTGATTCGTCTACTGATGAGTCAATGACAAGCCACTGGATCGGAGGCATCGGATCCACACTTTTCCGATCGTTCCACAAGTTAATCGGAAGGTACGAGTTAGTTGAATCAACCCACAGATTCAGATGGCCTCGGATGAACGCTTGACGATTCGGCGAGTCAAACGCAAGCTCAAGCGCCTTCATCGTGATCGTCGTACCGAGTGCAGGGTTCGCCCAGCCCCAATAGCGCCGATCTTCCAGACTCACTCCGGGCGGAAGTGACCACTCGGCAAAATACAGCGAACCAGTTCGGCCCGAATCAATCGCTGCCATTCCCTGCTCTCGAAGCTGTAAGAGCACTGTTGAGCCTTGATCGCCGGCGGTGGAAAACATCATCATCATCGGATTCTTGACAGCGACCTGTGAAGGACGCAGGGCTGTAAAAACTACGTCGGGCGAAATGTCCCAGATCTCGTCCACCAACAGAACTGATGCCGAAAATCCGTGAGCATGAGCTGATGCTGCGACGACTGCGATAGATGATCCGTCTGGGAAGTTAATCCGCTCGTCACCGTTCTGCCAGCGAACCTTGCAGAGAAACTTGTCTTCAA